TAAACGTTATAATAACATTCCTTTTCAATAAAATTATGGTCATCTTTCATGGTGACCATTTTTGCATTATGGCTGATTTTCCGAATCTTTTTTAGCTGAAACTGAAAAATGTTCACTAATTTGCCTATATTTATCGCTATCCATATTGGATAAAACGCCGAAGTGTGTTAAAATAGTTTCATCAGAGCCTGCAAACTGCATGGTTAAGCCATTTTTTAAATAGCGGTCACTATTTTGGTCACTATTGATTCAGAAGACACCTATTGATGTACTTATAGACACTATCCTCATCTATAAGCCACCTTTTACCACATTTGAAACCCGACAAGCATTTTGACCTCACTAGCAGGTAAATCTTGTCGGGTTTATTTTGTCTTAGAATCTTAGCTGCTTCTTGGGCAGTTATAAGATTTACTTTATCAGCCATTTGTGTTGTACCATAGCACCCTTAGCTTTACCATCTGTATCTACAAGTACAGTAAGCTCTAGTGCTTTATCAGCCTGATAGTTCCTTTGGATAGAGATAGGAACATATGCACGTTCATTTACATAAGACACACCAGCACCCAGCTCCCAAGAGGGGCGCAGTTTAGACAACACAGGAGTGAGGTCTACAGTCTGTTCTACAGTAGCCTTTACTCCCGGTGGTGCATCATTAGCAGAGCCACTAGTGCTATCAGGTTGATTAATAGTACCAGCAGTTCTTTTAACAATCGGCACACTCACTTTCTCGCCATTAATAACAGCGACGTATTTGTTAGACAACACCAAGTCCTCTTCTTTGGGGTTGTCTTTGGTCTCAGCATGGATTCCTGTGGTAGACAAAAGTCCACCCTTAGAATCTGAGCTGGGCATAGGGGTTTCTGAAGCTTTGTTGTCTCCTCTTAGATATAAGTAGCAGCAACCAGCTCCAATAGCAAAGCTCAGTAAAAGAGCAATTATATTCTTGGTTCTCGTGGTAAACATAGCGTTACATACCTATAATGGTTTGCAGCAGACTGTTTGCAATCTGCAAGAAGCCAAGTAGCGGTCTATATTCGGGATTGAACGATGAGGATAGCGTATCCACGAACCACAAGAAGACAAACAGGGGGATGGATATTAAAAGACCATAGAGGAAGAGGGTCTTTAGTTTCATTAAGGTTTCTTTCATGATATATAGTCTCCTTTAAGAAGGTTATTTAAGGTAATAATAAAAAAAATACCCTAAGGAATCCTTAGGAGGTATAGGAAACCTTAGGGTATCTATAAGTATCTATTAATTAGGTTTATTAGTAATAATAACAATTACCCTTAGGTATCTATAGTCTCTATAGTACCAAGGGTATCTAAGGGTTACATATGGAATCATATAAGGTCATATGGTATCTATAGTAACTATAAGGTATCTATAGTTATCTATAGGTATAATATAATGTCCCTTTCCTACTCTTATCGAGTATGTGACCCATTAGTTTCACAGGTTTATATGACCCATTAGCTATAAAAGTTATCAACCACAGTAGCTCCTCCGAATTGTGGTTGTCTTTTTCTATAGCGTTCCGGAACAAGCTCAGGATTATATTCTTTGTGTAAGATACCAAAGTCAGAATCCCACCATTTCATAAGCTGTTCTTCTTCAAGTTCATCAATGCCCTGTTGAGCATCCCTGTCTAAACTTTCTAACCAAAAGGCAACACCCATGGTCACAGCATCAAGCCTATCATCATGGGCAAGCGCACCTTTATCTCTAGTGAGCCTTGTGAGCTGATAGATTAAAGAATATTTTTGGTCATTCTCATATACCTTATAATCATCATAGATAACAGAGGTGTTGACAATGAGCTTATGGCGCATCATAACAGGTTCAAGAGTATCAATGATACGAGCTTCTTTCTGCTTGTTGTTCTTGACTTCCGTGTAGGTGCAAGGATGAACCTTATTCAGTACAGGCTTAAAGAGCTGCCCCCACATACCATCACCGAAGTTGGCTTCAGAGACAACATCATTCACACCCCAAAACTTACACTTATTAGCTAAGATATTGAGGGTATCATCACCATAACCATCACGATAGCCACCAACTTCCATGAGGAAAAGGTAACCATTGAGAATCTTGATAACAGCATAGGCAAGTTCATCCGCACCACGTCCGGAGGGGTCAATAGCCATTACAGTACCTGTATATTTAGCTGTTTCTTTAGACCTGTCAAAAGGGGCATAGAAGAAGTCACCCTTAAGGGCAGTACAGGGTACATCCTTTAGGCGTTGTTCATACCCACTTGCCCATGCCCACTTCATAGATGCTTCATCCATATCAAGGTCAGTCACAATAAAGTCAGCCACTTTGAGTGGATACTTTTCAGCATCAGAGAGGTTTGTGTCAAGCAGGAACTGCAAGGCGAAGCCAGCTTTACCATATGATAGTCTACGTTTGAAAATTTCTTCATCATTGAAGCGTAGAGGGTCAGTAGGTTTACCTGCTAACGTGGGGTCTTTATCAAGTGCATCAGCAATGAAGGTATGCAACCTGCTACCATAATTATCACGAGCCTTTTTATCCTCAGGGTAGATAACAGGAATAATGGTGCAGGAGTAGCCACGATTTTGCAATTCATTATAAAGAGACATCTCGCATTGTGGTGTGCCTAAGTAGACTATCTGACCATTAGGTTTAAGGATAGAATCAAATTCCTTAACAGCTTCACCTAGCTTATCTCTCTGTACCTGCGTTGCAGAGTTTGAGGGAATCTCAATATCATCAGCAATCAGCAGGTCAGCACGAGAGCCTGTAATCTGACCATAGATACCTACAGACTTTACAGAGGGGGAGATGTCAGGCACAGCAGGGGCAACATCAAACAGGTTCATGGTGTCTCTGTTGCCCTTGGTTGTATCAGGTCTTAAGTGCTCTAAAAAGGGCAAGACATTAAGGATACGCTTAATAAAGACAGCGTTGGCATCCGCACGTTCTTTTGAAGCAGACACAATCTCTACTTTAATCTGAGGGTTATTCCATAAGCTCCACCCGGCAAAGGCGCAGGTAATGAAGCTCTTTGCAGCACCACGGAACGCTTCAAGGATAATGCGGTCACTAGGGGGATACTGCAAGTAATGTGCCATTGCATATTGGATAGGGGTAGGTGGAGGAAGACCAATCATTTTCCACAAAATAAAAAGGAAGACCCTAAAGTCCTCCTTAGCCTTGGCAACCTGTTCATCAGTCCATTCAGACATCAGCTCACCTGCCCATCCAAATCAAAGGTAGGAATCTCCTCCACTACCTTTTGAATCTTTTGTACCCCTTGGGTTTCAGGGGTAGTCTGTAATTTGTTCTGCTTCAAGAACTCACGCACCTTAGCAAGAAAAGCAGGGTTGCGTCTCAGCTCAGGGTCATCAAGTCCTTCTAAAAGGGCATTGACTTCACCTATAGCAAGCTTATCAAGCAGTTTTTCATCTATCTGCATCATTTATCACTCCTTTGTATTCATAAATCAATTCTCACACGATTGAGAGGGGCTGGGAGTGCCATTTGAGCAATGAAACACTCCCATAGGTATAATCACATAGGCAAGAAAATTAAAATGTTCAAATAGGCTCTCAGGCGTTACTGAGGGCGTTTTAACTTCTTACCTTTTAATTCTTCAATGTAATCTGTTTTATTGGTATCCACAAGACATACATCATATGTCTTAGATAAGGTGCGGATAGCAGCAGCAGTGCCTTTACCAAAACGGAAAGACCACAGAGGACACTTGCAGATATGGCAATCTCGGATGTTATCAGAAGTACCTGCACAGTCCATGCATTTTAGACGAATAGCACGAGTAAGTGAAGGGTTCTTAATATCAGCGATATACACCTTTTTAGCCACGGAAGTCACCCCCTAAATGAATAAAGCGGTCTCTAATCTCCTCAGTGCGTCCTTGATTCCAAAATTGCGAACCTAAATCTTTTATACCGATGGTTTCCCATTATTTAAAACGGAATAGACTATACCATACACTATCCTTTAAAGTCCACTTACAAGTCTGCCTGTCTTCTCATCACGCAACAGATGCTTTAAATTCATAGAGTATTCAACATTTTCTTTTGTTGTTACCCATTCTAAATTTGATGCTCTGTTATCTGCACGATTACAATTTTTGTGGTTAATAACTCTTTTATTATGAGGATTAGGGATAAAATATCTCCCTACTAATCTATGTACATATAAGTCTTGTCTTTTATTGGTAGTGCTGTTTCGAGCATAGATTCTCATATAACCATTTTTAGTGGGGCGTGGGGTGATAGGATATAAGGGAACAGTCTTCCCTTTGCGCCTATTACCTTTGCCTAGATTGCAGAATATTGTGCCATTATCAGACACAAAATAACCTTTGAAGTTTTCTATTTCTTTAAGTATCATAATTCCTCCCTTAGAGGATAGTGTCCCTTATTATAGTCGTTGAGCGTCCCTCTACTAGAGAGGTTTCGTTGCGTTTGATTGTCCAATCTGTAAAGTTTTTACTATACCTGTTCCGTTACTAACAGCCATCATGTCTGTCACCAGCATGACTTAGTATTTACAGCTCTAAGGAGTTTCCCGCAGTTTAAAGGGTTTAAAGTGGACAATTCTTTATCCACAGGTTCTACGTGTCACATTCATCTTGGTTTTGTCTCTATTACCACAATTCGGACATTCCCATTCCAATCTACCATTATCTGTGACAATCTTAATTTCACCATCATACCCACAGACCTGACAATAGTCACTCTTAGTGTTCAGTTCCGCATACATGATGTTGTTATAGATAAATTGAATAACTGCCATAACTGCATCAATGTTTTTGGTCATATCAGCACACTCAATGTAACTGATAGCACCACCCGGACTAAGTAGTTGGAACTCAGATTCAAATTGCAGTTTGGTGAAGGGGTCAATAGGCTCACGTACATTCACATGATAGCTATTAGTGATGTAGTCATGGTCAGTGACTTCTTTAATCACCCCAAAGCGTTCACGGAGACATTTAGCAAATTTATATGTGGCGGTTTCCATAGGAGTACCATAGACACTATAGCCTAAGTGCTCCTTAGCTTTCCATTCAGCACACTTATCATTAAGGTGTTGCATGACAGAGAGAGCAAAAGGTTTCACAGCAGGGTCAGTATGGGATTTACCGAACATTGCCATACAACACTCATAGAGACCTGCATAGCCAAGGGAGATAGTGGAGTAGCCATTCTCCAACAACTTGTCAATCTTCTCACCCTTCTGCAGGCGAGCAATAGCACCATACTGCCAATGGATAGGGGAGACATTAGAGATTGTACCTTTAAGATTTTGGTGTCTTACACGCAAGGCTTTGTGGCACAGCTCTAAACGCTCATCAAGAATTTTCCAAAATGCGGTTTTGTCTTTCATCGCAGATAAGCCAACATCAACAAGGTTGATGGAGACAACACCTTGGTTGAAGCGACCATAGAATTTAGCTTTACCATTTTCATCAAGATAGGGGGTCAAGAAGCTTCTGCATCCCATAGGAGGGTAGCAATGACCCACGCCATCTTCGGTCTTCTTATTCTTCAGCATAATCTTTTCAGATAAATAATCAGGTTGCATCCGCTTAGCAGTACATTTAGCACACATCTCTGTGAGGTAATAATAGGGAGTACCCTTACGGATGTTGTCTTCCTCTAAGACATAAATCAGCTTAGGAAATGCAGCAGCAATCCATGCCCCCTTTTCATTTTTGACACCCTGATAGCGTTGACGAATGATTTCCTCAATAATCATAGCAAGGTCTTTCTTTTCCTGCTCATTCTTAGCTTCATTGAGGTACAGAAACAATGTAACAAAAGGTGTCTGACCATTGGAAGTCATAAGGGTGTTAATTTGATATTGCATGGTTTGAACACCTCTAGTGATTTCTTTCTTTACCCTTTCTTCTACAACTTTTTTAATCATCAAAGTTGTACCCACATCCCCATCATCAAAAACTTCAAAATGCTCTAATTCCTTTATAAATTCTTCTCTAATTTTTTCCCTAGAGATATTGACAAATGGAGCTAAATGTGCTACCGACACACTTTGCCCACCATATTGATTAGAAGCAACCTGTGCCATAATCTGAGTAGCAATATTACAAGCAGTAGCAAAGCTGTGTGGTTTTTCAATCATAGTACCATTGATTACAGTGCCATTTTGCAGCATGTCTTCCATGTCAAGCAGAGCACAGTTGTACATCTTTTGGATAGCATAGTCCATATCATGCACATGAATGATACCTTCTTTATGTGCTTTCATCACATCCGGAGGGAACAGGAGCTTTTCAGAGAGTTCCTTAGAGACCATGCCTGCCATATAGTCACGTTGAGTAGACAGAATAACAGGGTTCTTATTAGAGTTTTCCTCATTCACATCTTGGTTACTAAGGTTGACAATATCAAGTACCTCACTCAGCGCACCTTTAGTATTACGGATAAGCTCACGTTTATAGCGGTAACGGATGTACTCCCGGGCAACATCAGGATACTTTTCTTTCATTAGTGCTTCTTCTACAAGATTTTGAATATTTTCTACGGATATAGTTTCTTTAGAAGCTAATTTTTTAATTTTCTTAGCAATCTTTTCTTTTGTGTAGTTGGTTACAAAACCAGCTTTTGAGATAGCATTGATAATTTTGTCTTCGTTAAATTCAACGAGAGTTCCATCTCTCTTCTCTACATTCAACATTATTCTTCCTCCTTCTTCTTCTTCCTCAAAATAAAAAAGAGGGAGACTAAGCTCCCTCGTAAATCTTACCAACGTGCCTTATAACCACGGACATCCACATGGACACCCCAGCTATAAATACCAATACCATCAGCACCAGCAGTTACCGCAGCATCATACAAAGTCTGTACCATGGCACCATCAGGGCATTGCACATCCGCAGCAGTGCCATAGATATGTTGACTGTTAGACACACCACCTACCTCAGCATTGTGGGCAGGACAGCGATAACCACAGGACAGCACTAAAGGTTTACCAATGATAGCACGCATACGCTCTAATACCTGTACAAGCCGTGGGTTGATGTCAGCACCATTGTGGAGACCACCACAGCCACATTTACAGGCAAATTCACTAGAATCAAAATGAGCAGATAATTTCACTTATTACATTCCTCCTTTTTAAAAAAGGTCTTATACAGCAAGACCCAAATCTGAATCAAGACATACATAATGGTGACGATATACACCCAATCAGATAGGGGGATACCCATGAGGGATAGGGTGGAGACACCAATAGGAGGGGTTGTCTTTACAATTTCATTGTCCATAATATCCTCCATAATAAAATAAAAGAGGGTCAGCTTCTAGCCAACCCTCGGTAACATTACGCAGTAGCAGTGGTAGTAGCAGGTAACTTAAGTTTCAGATAGAGCAGTTCTCTATCCTTATCTGCCAGCTTATCACGCAGAGCTTGCATAGTGTTGCAGGTAATCAGAGCACGAGTTTTCTCACCTTCCTCATGGATAGCGGTGGTAACCTTACAGGTGTTTGCAGCACCCTCAAAGCGCAGGGCATCAATGTTACGATTGATACTTTCACCAACACTAGCTACTTTGTATCCGGTTTCTTTTTCATTCATGCCAACAGTGTAGAAGCCGTCGCACATACCACTTTGGATACCACGCAGACTAGCTTTGATGTCTTGGTTGTCTAAGCCTTCAGACAGCTCTGCACGAGTTACAGCACCTTGGAAAGCAGAACCATTACCACCCCAGCCACCAAAACCACCAAAGCCACCACCAAAGGCAGCTAAGAGGATAAGGTATACAAAGGGGTTATTCCACATCTCATTACCATTAGAACCTTGTTTGGCGAGCATCAGGGCATCACCGAGACCTACGCCAGCATTAGCCATTTCCATTACTTTTCAACTCCTTTTTGAACTTGGTTGATGTATGCTTTACCTGCGTTGATGTCTTCATCCGACATGCCACGCTTACGAGCTTCTTCCTCAACCATTGCCAACAGTTCAGGGGAAACCTGCTTCAAGGCTTGCATCATCATCATTTGCATAAGTTTGTTTTGGTTCATGTTATATTGCATAGTGACTAGTCACCTCCTGCTATTATGATAACATGAATTTAGGGATTGAAAGTTGTAACTAAATGACTATAAAGTTACTTGAAAAGAACAAGATATACTTTGTCATATATTTGTCTTAAGACACGTTTGATACAAGACACATCCTCATGGTACTCCATAGCAAGCTTTTGTTGCGAGTAGTCCTTAAGGATAGTTTTGTCGAGTATGTCTTGTTGTTTTGGTGTGAGCTTAGCTTCTGTTGTGATTGTCTTATACGCAGTGAGAGTAGAGGACTTAAGCCAAGCACGAGCCTTTTTGCGATTCTTTTCCATGATAAAATCCTTTCTGCCCACCCAAAACCCCTGAAGGGGAAGACAACAACCCTGTCTTTTTATTTAACTAAACTAATGTAATAGCTTCTACTTCTTCTTTAGCTGAAGCAGTTGCCACTTTTTCTTTAGCTCTTCTATACGCACTGTGGAGCTTATCACTTCTCAATGCTACCTGTGCAATGATACCACGCAGGTCAGATGCAGTTACTTTTACATCTTGATTGTCTGCCGTAGTCCATGTGAGGGAGGCAGAAGCACCTGCAACTTCAAGAGCAATGATAGCAGCATTGATACGCTCACGAGCCTTCTCATCATAGTCAAAAGAGTATCCTTGGTAGGTGATAGGCTCTACTTCTGCTTTATCACGTTGCATCTTTAAAGTTTCGATTTTGCGTTCTTTGAGATACTCAATCGGTTCTTCCTCGTGTGTCACTTCAACACCTAAGTCTTTAAGGGTTTCCTCAGAGATTGACAGGGGGATAAAGATACCTTCTTTACCTAAGGCTTCGGAAAGAGGATAGGTGTGAGTATATGTTTTGTCTTTGTATTTATATTTTGTCTGCATTTTGTTCCTCCTTTGCTTAATAATCTTCAACTGTAGGTTTCATGTCATTTATTGCTTTGCCCCATGAAAAAGTCACACCACTTGTATAATAGCAATTAAACAGCAATCTATAAGTTTTATTGGGTGTTACACCTACAATGGAATCAATATCTGCGGCATCGTCGACTTCACCCTCAGAGGTAGTATAAAACCAACCCTCACCCCAAACTTTATTGGTTGATGTATTCTTTATGTTAGCATAGTTGGATAAATCGGGGTCACCCTCACCCCCATCAATAGACGATGTTACTTTGATTCTCTTAATCCCCGGTGGAACAGTAAAAGAAATTGTTTTATTATTTGCGTCATTCCAAGTCCAATACTTGCTACCATCTTCAACCTTTACCTCACCATTTTTCATCATCATTCTGTTTAAGCCCATATTACCACCTCTACGATAACTTATTAGCTTGCACGATGCTGGTCAGATTATTGCTGGCATCTTTTACCATCATAATGTTTAAAAGCAAACCGGAGCTTGTAATAGCTACATCAGATGCAGACCCTATATACTTAACAGTTCCACAGTTAGTGATAGTCAATGCATAGTCTGCATCCGCTGTAAAGTACGCACTAAATACAGAGATTTGTGACTTATCAACCTTCATTGCCAAAGCACCTAAATCAAGTGTGAAATTATTAGTTGCCTTATACATCATTGCAGATATAATCGGCGTATCATTCGTACCTGTTACGATGTATATAGGATACTTTTCGTAATATACCGACAAAAAGTTTAACGTCTGCGCTGCTGTCCAAGTGTTAGCCACCGACGTTTTAGCGTAATCAGCAAGCGATTGATGCTGTGTCAAATAACCTGCATCGTTTGGCAGGTCAGATACTTTAGTAGGCACACTAGCAGCAACGGAATCAATAGCAGCTTTTACAACTTTATTCTGCACAGGGTTGATAGAGGTATCGCTAAGTGCTGCATCAACAGTAATGCCACCATCTTTGCCATCTTTACCTCTGGGCAACATAAAGTTCAACACAGCGTCATTAGCAGTACCAACATTAGTAACAATAGCCTCACTACCCGGCGCACCTGTAGTCACTGTACCGATTCTAACAGTAGCCGCAGCACCTGTTGCGCCCCGGTCACCCTTTGCACCTGTATCACCTTTGACACCTTGTACGCCCTGTATGCCCTGCAAACCTTGGTCGCCTTTATCACCCTTAATGTTCACAGAGGGAGGGTTCGCAAGTCCTGCCTTATTAGTCCATGATAAGACACCACTAGTAGACACACTAGGCGTAAACACATTGACATTCTCACTATAGTTCTTAGCATTATCCATGTAGGTTTTAGCGTTATCCCTGTAGGTCTTTGCTTCCCTTGCACTATTTTGCGCACCAGCAGCAAAGTTACTAGCAGTAGTAGCAGCAGATTGAGCTGCTTCTTTACTAGCACCTGCATTATCAGCAGAGGTCTTAGCGTTGGCAGCATAAAGGGACGCATCACTCTTAGCAGTTTCTGCTGCTGTTTTGTAACCTTCGGCTAACCTTGCGCTTTCCGCAGCACTTGCAGCAGATACACTAGCGGACTGTGCACTCTTATAGGCACTATCTTTGCTGTTACCTGCTGTGTTAGCAAATTGTTCAGTCTGTGTCTTGATAGCGTTCATGCGCTGAACAAAGGAATCCTCGGTGTTCTCTAAGTAATTCTTGGTTACAACATCCTGTGCTTCTGTCGGGTCAGACACATTAGACACACGATAGTTACGTCCTTGCCATGCACCACTTTCTTCATCAAGAACAATAGAATTAGTCTTAGACCAATCACTTGCTTCCTCTAAGATATGTAGTTGCTGGATTTCTGCAATCGTCATATCTATAGCCTTCAAGATGCTTGCATCTGCCCAAGACACCAAACGAGTAGTGGGAGTGCTGCGATAGATATGCACAGCAGCATCTTTAGCCGGTGCAGAATCAAACATAACCATACGATTACTTATAGTGAACCCCTCGGAAACCTCTGCATCATTAACAGACACATGGACAAAGGAAGGACGCAGGTAATCAAAAGGTACAGAGAAATTCGTTTGAGAACCATCTGCTGTATAAGTAATAGATGTAGCCAATTTAATAGCTATATTAATCATCTCCTTTGTAAAAATAAAAAGACCACCAGCTCTAAAAGAGCCAGCGGTCACAATTCAATTTATTATCTCCTCATCTGAGGAAATTTATTATAAAATTTTTGTTTGTCTTCATATATTGCTTTTTCGGCGTACTCTGTGATTTCTGCAATATCTGAGAAGACACCAGCAGAGTAGCCTAAGGCAGCTAGGGGAGGGTTGTCTTTATCCCATAGGGATTTATGGAAAGACAACACACTTCCAAGGAACTCATGGATTTTAATATCAAACCCAGCTACTATAAACTCATCACCTGATATATGATAACAGTTATAAACAGGGGAGATAAAGGTTTCCTTAAGCTTAGCTGCAAAGTCCTTTATCAGCTTATCCCCTGCACTGTGTCCAAAGTGGTCATTGGTATATTTCAGACCATTGATGTCTGCGAAAAGGATACCAACGAAGCCAAAGTGATTAGTGGTACTGTCACGCTCAAAGGCTTGTTTATTGTACAGTCCGGTGAGAGCATCACGCATAGCACCTTGCTCATAAATACGAGTTATGTCCGCTAAAAGTTGGGCATAGCTATTTTTAAACTGTTGCTGTATTTCACGTTGAATATCAGCACTTAATTCCATGGGACAGAACTCCTTTCATTGTCCGTGCAAAGCAACAATGGATAGGTATGAAGTTAGTAGCTGTACATTGGAATCACCTCAGGGAGAATGTTATCTAGCATAGAAGCGAGCATAGGGAATATCTATGCCACTATCAAAAATAAATGTAATAGCAAAGAATATAAGAAAAAGGATAAGAGATATAGTAGCAATAAGTTTATTGTTTTTCTTTTTACGTATCTCGCAAATAGCATTAAAAAGAAAAGAGACTATCATAACTACTATGCAAAATGCAAAACTACCAAAGAAAAGATAGACAAAACCTCCTGTCACAACATCTACAAAAGCTTTTGAACCCTCTATGTCAAATATTATGCAAAATATAGCTGAGATTAGCATCGTCCAAACAATGATAGTTAAATACTTCTCCACATTTTTTATCTTAAATCTTTGCATAAGCATCACTCCTAATAAGTATTATACCATATTATTTGGGGACTTGTATATATTTGTAATTTAAGTATTTCTTATTGGCAGTTCTGAAAATACTATTTTGTTTCTTATTCAGCTCATCAAGTTTAGCACGCTTAGTGTCTGCATCCATAGTTTTGTCTGCATACAGCTCCCTGATAGCCTTAGAAACTTTCATAGCATCTGCCCTAGCTTTACGCATACCTTTAAGTTCTTTGTCCACCTTAGGCTTCCTACCCTCAAAAGAGGCATCTGCATATTGTGTCTCCAGCTTATCAAGACCACCAAAGAATACATCCTTGCTGCGGGAAGTACCTGTACCCTCAGTATAAGTAAAGCGAGTATATTCAGTCCATTTCTTGCTGGGGGTAATATTATCCCTAGCCACCATATCCACAGCATTCATAAAAGTATAACCCATAGAGCCTGTGAGACCATAGATTGTATTGTCTATCTTAATAGGTGACAGATTAGTCACCTGTCCAATACCACGTGCTACCATAGAGGTGTACTGGTTATATTGGTTCTTAGGACTGAGCTTTTCAAGACGCTGGTCAACAAGAGGACGATTACGATACATAGAGTGGTTTGTCTGCCATTCATAGAATTTCTCTATGATAGGAGGAGCACCGGAAGGAGCAAGGTCTTTGATAAGCTTATAGACAACATCAGCAATAACCTGCTTATCTTCACCCTCAGCCATAACATCTAACAGTCGCTCAGGTATAGAACCAGCTAGTTGCCCGATAAAGGCAGGTTTAGGGTAATCATAGATGGTATCACCTATCTTGATGTACCATGCTTTATTCTTCATCTCCATAGGCATATCCTTATACCAATCTTCGTCTTTATTCCAATACCACAATAACAGGGTGGGAAACAGTACATGTTCTGCCATAGCAAGCCCAACACTGAGAGGATTTTTAGAAAGCTCTCTAGCTGTCTTTAAAGTACCTTGAAAAGCCGCATTTAAAAAAGGCGTATGCCTGTTAAGAATTTTAACAGTAGTACCACTCTTCGCAAAATTAAGGGTACTGTCAGAAGCAACCATAGCAGCTTCAATCATAGAAGCACCACGTCCTTTAGCACGTCGATAAAGAGCCATACGTGGTAACTGTTCCATAGCTTCACCATATGCTAGATTCCAATTCCATAATACTTTGATAGGATATAAGATTTTATCAAGGACAGAATCACTAATGTTAGGGTCTACAATTTTCCTAAAGTCTTTATTGATTTCAGCAATAGAGCCTAATCGTGTGGACATAGTGACACCATTAGACCTAAATTCTCTTTTGTATTGTCTAAGCAGAGCACGTTCTCTGTTGTTGCGAATGATAAGTTTACCAAAAGCATTGTCACTATTGAGCATCTGCAATCCCTGCCAAAAGATTTTCATAGGAGCAACAAGGGGAATGTGAGAAGCACTACGCCCATCAGCGTTCATAATAGTTGCTTCAAGAATATCTTTGCAGAGGTTAGCAGTAGCGAACATAGGTGTGCTAGTAGAGCCAATACGTAAAGCTGTTGCTGCGCCATGAGATATTTTCTCAATAATGTCAAGTTTAGAAGCACTCATATTGCCATCTTCGGAAGTCATAGCTTCATAGAGACCTTTCATCATACATTGGTAGTATTTAGGGTGTCCCTCTTCATATACAGTAATAATTTGTGAAACGTGCTTGTATTTACCATCTTTTACAGGCATCATAAGAAAATGTCCCTTTTCACCTTTAGCTAAATCAGCAAGGGCAAGACCAACACGGTTGCGCTCTACTTTAGTGACAATACTCTGCATATTCTTAACAGCTTGGACAAGAGGGTCTTTAATAATACGTTCAGACCCCTCAACAGTCATAGCTTTGTGGGATGCCAAGAAGTCACTTGTACCCTCAATCTCGAATGAGCGTGTCATAGGAATGTACTCAGGGTATTCTTTTAAGAACTTATTAGCAACCTCTCTAGGAAGAATCTGCCCTGCGACAGCAATGCGCAACACATTCTCATTCCATTGTTTCCAAAGATTAGAAGCAACTTTCATCTCAGGCAGTTCCTCTGCTTTAGCAATGATTTTATTACATTCTGCAAAGGTGTGTGTTGTCTTACGTCCTGTTCCCATAACTTCTAATTCATGTTTAGCTGTTTGGTAGGTATTAAAGGCTTCATAGAAATCTCTGTACTCAGTTTCTTTAAGCCACTTTTGAAGTTCAGCACCACGCTTACCTTGTGCATCCAAAGGTTTCAAGATGTCAGTAGCTACAACATTATTAAGTGCAATATTAAATTTTGTCTGCATCATTTTAACAGCAGCTCTAGTGCCTAGATTATTACCATTCAGAAGACAACCAACAGTATCATTACCTGCTTGCTTTGCATACTGTGCTAAGACAGCAGGGTCATTCTCCATAGCTATCTTTACACCTTGGTTATCCTCATAAGCTCTTATGCTTTCGTCAAGGTCAGCATACTCCCAAGCAAAATGCTTTTTAGTAGCAGTCCAAGTACCAATGAGTTTATCAATTCTTTTGCCAAGCTCTTTGTCTGCCCAATGGAACATACCAGCAGCTTTGCTAAAATCAGACTGCGAACCCCATCGACGCACCTGTTGCCCTAAAAGGTTCATCTGTGCCTGATAGAATCTATCACTTGCAATAGCCTTTTCAAACTCAGCATAGGCAAGAGGGAAGTGCTTTTTAGCCATCTCAGGGTTGACACAATACTCATTCATGAAGGCAGCACGTCCTTCTTCTACATAAGTAGCATAGTTTTCCGGGGCATGCTTATTACCATACTCTCCTCTCTGCCATATAGAAGTAGCTCCATCATAGAGTTCCTTTTGGACTGCTGTGTCTTTACCCCAACCAAATTTATCAGACAAACCATGTCCAATTTCATGGCAGATTACAGACCATGCACGAAACCCACGGATGCGGATACCTTTACCTTGGGGCATAAAGTAACCTAGTGTTCTATCACTTCTAGCCAAATCCAATCTGTTCGGACGGATAGGGAACATAGCTTTTGCAGTTTCCCATATATCTTCTGCACTTACAGGAGTAGGATAAAGATTATCTTTACTATATTCAAGCTTATCACCATGAGCACCCTGCATAATTTCAGGGGTTTGGTGCGCTTCGAGATGGTCTTTAGCTAACTGATTAGCAATAGCATCCTGTTGCATTTGCTGTTCGGGCATTTGTTCCGGATAAGCTTTTTCAGCGGTTGTCTTAGGTTCACGCTTGGTAACCTGAGCAGGTGTAATCATCTCCTCATAGTCAGTATCAACATCCCATACATTCTCACGATGTTGCTTACGATGCTTACGTTTCCTTTTGTTTTTCTCATTAGTAGGAGAGCCTAACTTTTTGTTTGTCTCCTCAACTTTAGTCTTATCAGCCAAAGGCTCAGTAGCAGGGTTTGTCTTTTCAGACACAATCTCTGCATCTGTAATAGGGGTTGTCTTAGCAGACCAATCTGCTTTGGCAAGCTTTTTAGCACCAATAGCTGTATCTGTCAAAAATTGGCTGACAGCAAACCGAGCAGGATGTTCCGCTGCATACTTACGTACATTTTCATCCATAGCAAGCACTGTACCTGCTGCGATACCACTACCAACAAAAGGGGTGGTCATAACCTTAGAGACCTTAGGGGCAGCCTTAGATAAAAGACCACCCACGCCATGCGTCACAGAAGCTGCCACAGTACCTGCCAGCATAGGGAGCAGAGATGCTTTGGCTTGGTCAGACATCTCAGGGGCATTTTCAATCTCCTGTGCTTTCTGCATCTCATGCACCATGATAGGCACTTGAACAGCCAAAGGAATCCAAGGGTTAGCAGCACCTGCCACATCACCTATGAGAGTAAGGGGGTCTTTGGTAGCAGTATAGCGAGCATCATCCACAGCATCCTGCAAAGCCTGTGCAACCTTTTCTTGGGCAGGAGAGGGGGAAGGTGCATCAACGTCAGGTAAAGACATATCATCAATAGCATCAAAATTACCTGTTTTATAGGCTTCACCAGCAGCCACAGCAAGCTTCTGACCCGATTTATTTATGTCTGCAATCCATTCGGTAACCGCTTCACCAAAATCATCAAAAGGATTATAGCCTTGGTGCTGTACCTTTTGGAGCTGTTCTTGTCCTTTGGCTTGTAAATCGCCATATGATTCATCACCAAGTTTATTTAAATCATCAATAATGCTCATTATGAACCAAAGACCTCCTCCTCAATATCATTCACATCAAGACCATTACGTATAGCAAACTTATCAATAGCATCACGGATTTGGTCTTCATCTAAAGGTATGCCAGCAGAATTTTTAGGGTTACTATTTGCCCATATCTTCATCTCAGCAATATCCTTATCTCTTTGAGAGAACACAGGAGTATCATTAGGGGGTTCATTAGCTTGTGGGGTCTCCTGTTCACTAGGGATATATCCACGTTTTCTTTTAAACTCTAACAAGGCATTAAGTCTTGCTGTGGCTCTATTGGCTCTCTTTTGCAAAGCCTGATATTCTTTAGACTTCCCATCAACATTAGGGTCTTGATAAGCTTTATACCATTCAGCATATGTCTGAGTATCTTTAATATATTGATAACCATTTTCATATGACCAAAAATGTTTAGCTTCTGCATCATTACCATAGCCTTTAGCTGACTGCCGTGCTTGACGTGTGATAGTCCGAATCATAGTAGCCTTAGTTGCCTCCGGTAAATTAGAGCTATTGATAATCTGCATCTGCTCACTTGGGTCATTGGTTTGCAAAAGAGCCATATTGATTCTGTCTCTTTCATCTGCATCTCGTTGAGCCTTAACACGTTGAGCCTGTGCCTGTTTAGCATATATAGCCTGACGTATCTTATTGATACGCTGGGGGTTATAGGCAGCAGCAGATTGCTCTTTAGGATTAGCAGCTTTCATACCACCATGGTAATCAGCAAGATGCAGATGTCTGCCTGTGCCAGCGTCATGGAATAAGACCTCACCAAAATACTGCTTAAAATAAGACAATGCTTTATTAGCCTGTGCTTCATCCACATTGTCACCTAAGTAAATATCCACAGCATTACCTTTAGTATGTTCTGAGTTTGGTACACCACCCACAGATGCATTATGTTCTGCTGTGCGGTAACCACTAGTAATCTGTGCATCCTTAAAGCCTAGCTGATAGATAGCACCACCAACCATAGGCAACACACTTTTCATAGTGGGGGACAGGTCTGTTAAGTCGGGGTTGTCTCCCTGCGAGATAGGCAGGTTAGCTTCAGGAATACCATCAGCATTTGTAGTTTCCGCAGGTAACTTAGACAACAATGCTTCAGCCTTTGAGAGGTCAATAGTACCATCAGGACGTGTGCACTTAGACACAATATCATCGGTAACTCTCAGATTGAAGTTATCTGCAATCTTAGTATAGGAAGGGTAGAGGTTTACCATCTGCTTTAAAGACAAACCATCTTCGTACTGATAGTCACCTAAGGCATCCAATCTTGCCGTATCAAAATCTTGGGCAGCAATCATCTGAGCAAGAGGGGCAACAGCTTTAATGAACCCATCTCTATCCCTCGTACCTAACTGAATCTTGCGCAATGCTTCACTGCCACGAGTGAGGAAGTCTTCACCTTTAGCTCCACTATACACAAGGTCTTGAAGCTCACTAGAGCCAAGCATAACCATCTTCTGACGCTTATCATCATTGATTCTCTTGTCAGCTTCATTAGCTATTTTTATTGTGTCTTGAACAGCACCTTCATAATAGCCTTGGTCAAATGCTACTTTATTAGAGATACCATCATCACTAAAGTTAGCTCTGTTTTCCTGTAGATACTTATTGAAAAGGCTGACAGCTTCAGAGACACTCTTAGGCTTTTCAGAAGCAGGGTCATTTGCCCATTGCTCTTTGGCATATTGGCTTGCCATTTTACCAATGCCTTTTTCAAGAACAGCCATAGCATAGCGGTTATCTGTCAAGTCAAATTCATCACTAGAGTTCTGCAAAGCAGCCATGCGGTCAAACTTCTTCAGGTCTTCTTGTGTCTTACCTGCAAGGAGTTTGTCTGCATTGACCAATACTGCTTGGTCTTGGGTGCGCTTTTCATCAGCAATGCGTTCTTCCATGATATTCTTACCAAGGAGACCTAAAGATGATGCTAAGCGTTGTGCATCTAAATCTGTACGCTGTGAGATGCCTGCAGATGCATTGAATTTATTTAAGGACAGCGCATAGGGCATCTCCGGTTGTTTTGCAAACTGCCGTTGAGTACCTACCGCTGCCTGTACTTCTTTACTCAATCTTCTTACCTCCTATAAATACCATTGCCAATACCTAGCTTCTCATGGACGCTACGTGGAGCGTTGCCTACCCATGTCTTAGTAGCAGTCTTGGCTGTCTTTCCAATGCCACCTGTAATCTTCTGCTGATTCATAATATTCTTAGCTTGTGTATAATTATTCAAACCTGTGGCAGCAGAAGACAAAAAGTTAGTGAATCTACTAGGCATCTTAGGTGCAGAAGCATTAAGGTTCTCTAAAAATTCGTGAGTAGATTTTACCTGTCGCTCACGATTCAGGTCAACCTCATTAGATTTACGTTGGTAGTTATCTTGGATAGAGGATACTGCACGAGCGGTATCACCTTCGGCAGCACGTACAATGAGGTTAGCTGTACGTCCGCTCATGGTCTCATTCACAGCAGCCTTTACGCCACTATTGAGCTGCATAGAGTTTAACCTAGTGTTGCTGATTTCTGCGACAGCTTGGTCAAAGGCATCTGTGCGCTGCTGTTCTAAATCCATGATATTCCAATTCATCTCAGTAATAGCTGCCTTAGCCTGTGCGTTCATGGTAGCCTGTGCTGCCTTAGCCTGTGCACGTTGTCCCATATAATCACCTGCTACTTGCAAGCCTGTACTGATACCAGCAGCCACCATAGGACTGCACATAAGACATCACTCCTTTATTGGGTATAATGTAAATTTCTGAAATAGTTCTCCATTGATTCTTGTGTAGTTACCAAATTCAGCTCCCAACCATTTAAGCCATTGTACATGTCGCTTATTCCTAAGCCACACATAATTATAAACATGATGTGTTACCCATTGTTTAAAGAAAGGCTTACAGAAACGTAGGAACTTAATAGGGTGTATATCTACCTCATTAGTACAGACAACCCATATTAAGTAAGCATCAATAGCACCAATGGCATAAACCCTTTGTGTCTCATCATCATAAAGACACAAAGCATTACTTAACTCCTCGACCTCAGTGAGACCAAAGGCTGTACTTGAAGCATAGAACCATTCCATTTTATCTTCATCACGCATGTTTTCTCTGAAGTCACAGAGCTGTTCAATGGTTAATTTAGATACTTTTAAAATAGTCTTGTCCTCCTTTGGTAATTTCCAATCCATCCTGCACCCACAAGAGATACAGGGAGTGGGGTGTCTGTTTCCAAACAAATGTTTACATTCTCATTTTTGGCTTGGATAGGGAACTTAAAAGAGCCTGTGGTAAATGGCATTGCACCTAAGATGTTAAAACGAGTACCTAAGAGCCTAGAGGTATACTCATAGACATAGGCTTGTTTGTCTTTAATATCCACAGTTACTTTGAAGTAGCCACTATCAGCATAGTTAAACCACATCTGCCGTAGTTGCAACCTGCCTTCAATAAGAGCCTGAGTGCTGCCATTGTCAGACTGTTTAACCATAATAGTTGACATAACAATCTTAAAGTTATAATTGATACCTACAGTCAATACTTGGTTAGAATAATCACCGATAAATACCAACTTTCCCTCTTTAGCCTTTACGTATGTACCATCAGGAGCAACAGCACTATATTGTTTATCCTGCTCATATATATCACCGAAAATATCACTTATATTCACAGTAGTTTCATCTTTAAGGGAATCATAACACTCAGCAGGAATCTGATAGGAATGTTTGCAATCCAATAAGATACGATAGGCTTCACCATCAAAGTCAGTAGTATTAATGGTAAAAGAGATTTTCTCCAAACAGTAATAGCCATTACGCTCAACTATCAGATAGAGATAGTTATCAATAAATTGCCCTCCATAGACAACACCTTGCATATCCCACTTAGACCATGCAGCCTGAACACGTTGACTATCAATGAAAAGATACTTATAGACATATATTGATGTCTCATCACCTTCAGTAAGATAAAGCATAACATTCTCAACAGTAGAGGGAATGATTTTATACACACCATTAGGAATATAGTTAGGAACATGAGATGTTATGTCTTGAACATCCTTAGCATCTGTGTTGTCTGCTGCCGTGAAGAACTCACGTACAGTGGTATATTTAGCTCTTTCAGCCACAAAGTAAACATTGCGACCTGCATTGACAGGCTTAGCTTTAAGACTAGCTTCGTAATGGGTGACAGCCGGGGACAGATTAGCACTCGTAGGTGTCAAGATACCATCAGCAGAGAGCATGAATTGTGCCTCACGGCTGAACAGAATAAGGTCTGTATCAAAAGTGACGGCATTGTAGAGGGTACTAATGGTATTATCAGAGACTGCTAAGTCGATAGGGTCTGTATCCTGTACCTTAGTGGCACTTGTCATCCAAAAATTGAAGAAGTTAGCACTTCTAGTGAGGATAACATTCTCACCACTTAAGAAGCCTAAGCGGTTTCTGTGGTAGAATACATCATTTATTGTCTGCCCTATGAAAGAGGGGAGAGGGTTACTATCATCATCACCAATATCCCTAGATTCCCATTCTGCTCTACGGAAGGTAAAAGTCCCATCAGCTTCACGCACAAGAACATGAGGTAAAGTAGAGGTATCAAAGTGATTCTTCAGGTTAGGTCTAGCACACTCTTTCCACACCTTTTCTTCTGCACTGTACTTGACATAGTAATCATCAGTGTTGCTACCTTCTTCACCTACAATCTTTACAAGGTAACCATCAGGGGCAGTAGCAGGAAGGTTTGTGAACTTCTGCACAGACTTAAGGATACCAAAGGCAGCCTGATTGTTATAACCATCAAAGACTTCAGCAGAAGTGATAAGGGAGTAAGCCTTATTACCTGAAGGCACTTCTGTAGAAGTAGTATAAGTAAAGGTGTAGACATTCATTGTACCTGTCATATCTAAACCTTGTGCTCCTTGTGTAATAACTTCATGTGTAACTGCCCATTTGTCTTCCTTACATCTGTTCACCTCTTCCATCATCTTTTGATAAGCAGCGTAATCAGATGCAAAAGAATCATGAGCATTAGCACGTATATTTTCTTCTGTAGGGAATTTTAAGGTGATAGTATCTACATTTCTAGTAATTGTAGTAGGGAAAGCTCTCCAATTATAATAATGCCCTATAAAAGACAAGCCTTTGAATCTATCCTCTTGCTGCTTAGGAGAGGTGGAGGGAGACAACAATATCTCTTCACCTGTAGCTGTTTTATATGCACTCTTTTGAATGTATAGCCATGAAGAACCTGTGGCTACCACATAACCTGCTTCTTTTAGAGTAGTAGCTAATTTCTCAGCAATGTAATCAGTAGCTATAAGCTTAGTATGAGATTTATCACTACCATCAGGGGTTTCATAGCTTGAAACAGTTTCACCATTAATGACAATCTTATAGGTTCTGCCATATTGACCACTCTTAATGTTAACTAGTAGACCTTGTGTATCCCATGACTTATCTTCAATAACATCAGTCATTTTGGTCTTCTGCATTGTATTAGCTATAAAGGTGTAATCTGCAATAGTAATAGCTTTAATATTACTTCGGGGACTTTGTGTATAAAGATACGAAACATCTTCGTTTATATTCACAGTCTTCTTATTACCCTGTAGGTCAAAGACATCAACACCTGCACCTGTGAAGATAACAATATACTTTTCATCAGTATCTCTATCTATGAAATGTATCAAAGGTTTATTGATAGCATTTCCTCTCTTACCTAAATTAGCTTCAAAGATAGTAGGGGGACGCTTCTGTAAGCCACTTGCTTCAGTAGACAAACCATTCAATTGTTCTTCTAGCTGTTCAGGGTGTCTGAGGATAGGCGGTTGCTGAGACACACCACTCACAAGGTTCTTTATGTCTTGATTAATCAATCCCATAATCTCACCTCAATCTCAGCTCATGAACATAGGTATGTTCCAGCATTGAGTAGTTGTTATTGTCTACCTCAAACTCCATCAGATGTTGCCATGCTTCAGCAATCTCTTGCTGTGTAATTTTGGTCAGACTATCATCACCAAAGTAAGAGCTTTGGAAGACAAAACATGCCTTAGCTAAGATATAGTTTCTCATCTGCTCCGGCAAATTTTCAAAGTCAAGATAAAGCACCATCTCTACATCTAAAGGGTGCTCAAATATCAGTGTGTCTTTGAACAGATCTTTTACATAGTCACCCTGTCGAACGAGCTTGACACCATGGTTATCCTTAAGATACAAGTAGTTACTGTTCCATGGTATCTTCTTTGTGTCTACATCAGGGTTAAGGGTGAAGTGGGGTGTTTTGTTAAAAGTCCATCCTCGGGACTGCTCTTGTCTGCTGATATTCCGCAGGATACGAAGGGCATTGATAGCATCCACATCTGTCATTTCTTCAAGACTGTTGATAGGAGCTTCACCAATAGTACCAATGATACTATTGACTGCATCAAGTTCAGTTAACGCTGTTAGTTGCATTGGCATCTCCTTTCATTTTTAGAAAAAATAGGGGACAGCATACGCCATCCCCTAGGGTTAGTAGTTTAAAATTAAGCCTGAGTTACAACACCCATAAAGGCAGCTTCAGGACGCAGACCACCAAAACCTTTTGCATATTTAGCAATAATTTGGTCAGCCTGATATTCAGGACGGCGAGCATGTTCCATGCCAAGACCTTTGAGGGTCAAGATACCAGCAGAAGACGGATGTGCCACAATGAATTGGCAGGTGTCTTTGTAGGTAGCAGGGAACACATGACCATCACCCTGCATAACATTTTCATTATCTACGCCACCATCAGTCAGCAGGGGAGCTTCAATCAAATCAAAACCAATCAGTTTCGGAGGGTTGTTGCCCTCAATGGTCATAGAAGCACCATACAGTTTGTTGATAATGTCCTTGTTGGCAATGAGTGCATTGAGTGCCATCGGTTTGATGTAGCAGTTGCGACCTGCCAGCGGAACATTATTCTCAGACATTTTAGTCTTGATTTTCAGCAGTTCCTTAAAGATAGCTACACCCATAGCTTCAGTTTCGCCATAGTCAGCGGTTGCCACAGTCTCGGTAACAATCAGACCTTTGCCAGTACCTTTGACACCAGTAGTAGCATTGGTAGGCAGGTTCTCTTTGTCTTCTACAATCATCTTAGCTACTTCAGCCAAGATAGCACAGTCCTGAGCAACAGCCAATGCTTCGCCCATTTCCTTGGAATACTTAGAACGCAACTCAAAGTGGTTCATAGCTTCATCCAAATCAAAAATCATGCAGTCAGAGGTCAGCAGACCATCCAGCACAATAGTACGCTCATTGTGTTCAATGGGAGTACGCAGGTCATCCAAGTTCTTACCTGCTTTCAGGTATTTAGCTTTTGCTCGACCTACAATCGGGAAGATAGCAGATTTACCATGTTCAATAGTGCGCTCAGAGAAGCGACCACCGGTAATAGTGGACTGAGAGAAAGCGGTGAGAACTTCACCGGTAAACATTTTCAGAAATAAACCTAAGCGGTCTTTGCCTTTATCAGATTGTGCAAGACCGGGGTTGGCAATAATCATATCAGCCATTAAATCACTCCTTTAATAATTTTGAATAAAAAAAAATAACCCTCCGCTTATGGGAGGGGATTGACGTTTGTGTCTTAACCAAAGAATTTAGAAGCAGCGACTTTACGCTCTACTTCCTGCATATAGTTAGGGTCTTTACCATAGCGTGGGTCACTCATAGCTTTAATCATCTCATTGGCATCAGTATAGCCTTTAGATTTACCCACATTACCACTACCACCTAAAGTAGGGTTAGCAGTGCCATGCTGCGCTACCATCTGTGCCTTTACACCTGCAATGTAAGCAGACACAACAGACAAGTCATCTTTGTTTACAATAGCATTGAAAGCATTGACAGCACCTTTACCTTGGGACTGTACGAATTTTTGGATACGTTTGTACTCATTGATACCGCCAGCATCCTCAATAATCTTATTAGCAAAAGCATCAGCCTTAGCTTGCCAACCTGCGATAGCTGCTTCTACAAGAGCTTTAGGGTAGCCTTTTTCTTCCAACAGCTTATAACTGTCTGAAGACAACTCGCCCTTCTCATTATATTCAGCTTCTAAGGCAGCATAGTCGATACCCTTACCTTCGAGTTCAGTCTTGGCAGATTCAATCTCACCTTTAGCTTTTTGGTACTCTTCCTGCTCCTCAGCAGGTTTGTCTTCTTCTTTGGTGTCTTTTTCATCAGTGGTGGTTTCTTCTTCAGCTTTACCACCTTCAGTGTTATCAGTATCAATAACTTCACCATTAGAAACAATAGTAGTATCAGTAATATCTACCTGTGTTTCCTTGGGTTCTTCATTGACCTGTGTGTTCTGATTTTCAATATCAGCCATTAGTTTCACTACCTCCTTGTGTCTGCTGATTCATGGCATCCATAGCACCTTTGGTTGCATTAGGTATAGCAGCCTGTGCCATTGCCATCATTTGTGCTTGTTGTTGTTCCTGCTGAATCTGTTCCGCAGACTTAATCAGACCTGTGGTATCAAGATTACAACTGTTTGCCCAAGCACGAGCAACACCTTCCCAATTCACAACAGATGCTGCATCAGGAATCTGAGCAATGCCTTGGATAAAGACAGTAAGCTTCTGTTGGTCATGTCCACGTCCGATAGCTTCCATGCCTGTAGTTACGGCAAGGGACACAATATCTTTAGGGACATCAGCAATTTCACCTTTTTTGGAAAGGATATTTAAAAGCGTGTTAGCTAAGGGTAATTGCAATTCTTGTGACAGGATAGAATAAATACCCCCAAGAGTATCCTCCAGCTCATTAGCCACATAACGAATTTCCTCAGCAGTCACACGTTCGCCACTACGTTGGACAGCTGAATTTAGCATGAAGGCATAAGACAACCTGCTTTCAATAGCATCAGCAGTCATCTTAGCAATCTGCATATCTTGTGTCTTGTCCAGCGACAGGCAAGTAACATCTTCCTTGTTACCTGTTACAAAGCCACCATTTTTTGTCTTCATAATCTTGCTAGGTTGTGTCACGCCATTAGGGCGCACAAGGTAGATTACAGAAGCAGCAATAGCAGACATCTCTGCAATGGCTTTAGAGAGACCTTCAAGGGTCTTTAAGTCACCAATATATTCCTCAACATATGAGCGACTATAATGTTCACCATCCATCTTAAAGAGACGGACAGGAATCCAAGGACAAACATCAGCAGGGAAAGACTGCTCATAGCCAGCAATCTGTTTACCCTCAATCTCTTGGTAACTATAATATCTGTTGTCTTTGGATGAATAGGTGATATGTGTATAGACCTCAACCAATTCATCACCACGTTTGGTAGACAAATCAATATCTAGTTGCCCTAAGACTTCATAGGGCAGGGTATTGATAGCAAGTTTGTCACAGGTAATCATCTGAATAGGGTGTCCCACAAAGTCTCTTTGTACTACATAACTATTCAGCTTATAGACTTTAATGCCCCCCTCTTTCGGAGGAAAGAACAGTAAAGCATTGCCAGCTATAATAAGCTGTTTCAGACACACCTCCATAGAGACACGCATCTGCGAAGATTCAAAGTATTTCTGAGCCGTTTGTTCTCTTTGTACTAATGCTTGCTCTATCTCTTGTTTGTCTTCGGGTTTGCTCTCATAATATTTGAGGACATCATCTCGGATGTCTTGTCTGAAGAAAGGTGTGTTTGGGGGGAACAGAGCTAATACCAGCTTTGATGTGAGGTTATTGACACCTCTTGCACCTACCGCTTGATAGGGCGTAGGGTATTTAGTAGTACCATTAGCTTCTTTTTTAGGAAATAAAAAAGGGATTGTATATTTCGCACAATCCTCAGCTCTGTCAATATATACCTCTCTCTCAATAGCCAATCGCTCATATAAAGCTTTTGCTGTCTCTGCCATTAAAGATTCACCCCTGTACCACTACCAATCTGAGTGATAGTGAGCTTCTTTTTACCCTTGGTCTTAGCATTTGGATTTTCCTTTTTGGTATCCTCAGCCACATTATCAATCTTCAAGGGAGCTGCAACAGGGGCAGCAGCAGGAGCAGCTTGTTCTACTTTTGGTTTTCTACTACACATCTTTCCTCCTTCCTACAACTGCGTGGGATTATATACACCATTACGTGCAATCGTCAGTTGTTGTCTACCTTTTTTCTTGTTAAAGGTATCAGTAGTACCACCATACTCAGGACTATCAGGGTCTTTTGCATTGGTTTCCGGTACTAAGGAGGATGCAGATACATCAGTATTTACGCTGGGTGTCTTAATCTTCCAGCACATCTTATCACTCCTCGTCATTCAAATTAGCCATAGCCTTGATATGCCCCAGCACATCCATAACGCCCCTAATATATCCAATTAACTCGTCATTGTTTTTGGCATTGTGTGTCATAAGGCTACCAAGACTGTAGGCTTTCTCTAAATGTTCATAAATTACAGGGTTTACATATGGTAGTTTTTCTCCATCATCCCCTTTAGATACAATATTAATATTCATTGTCACTTATATACCTTTACTTTATTTGAAACTCAGGCGTGCATCCGAAAATACATGCCATTACAAAGGCTAATGCCTTTACTATTCATTGTCGCTTATATGCCCCTTTACTTTATTGTCTCTTTTGTGACCCTTTGGGTGTCCAAAGGATAGGCTTAAAGTCTTTATCGACATCCTCATATCTGAGAATACGAGCGACCCTTGCTTGTGTCAGTGCTTCTTCCTCAGACAAACCTGCTTTTTCATAGGCAGCCACCACGGCATCCCATGAGCACTCTTTGTCAAGAATTTTCTTTGCACCAACCTCACCAATCTTAGGACAGCCTTTGTAGTTATCAGTAGCATCACCGACAAGAGTTTGATATAAGAACTGATAATCAGCTTCTGCTTGTGTTGTCTTATGGAATGTGTCCTGAATGAAGTTATAGAAAGGACAGGGGATAGACCGCATATCCTTGTCACCACTGATAATGACAGCAGGTGCATAGGAGGGGCGTGTTCCATAGATACCTAAGAGGTCATCAGCTTCAAGATTCGGGATAGACAACACATTATAGTTTTTCTTTACCCACTCAACAGCAGAATGATAGGCAAGAGGTTTTCTTTTGGCTACACGATTGAGCTTATAGGGTGGGTAGACTTTAGAGCGAAAGTAAGGGTAGCTGGAAAAGCACATCGTAATTTCATAAGCACCCTCATGCTCCATGTGACGCAGGACTTTATCGGTTATACTGACAATCATTGTGTCAATAGCATCCTTAACCTCTGCTAAGTCAGAGTGTAGTGTCCACAGGTCACCATACCAATTAATTTCCTGCTCTGCTGCTGCACAGGTGCGAAAGACAATCATGTCAGCATCAAAGAGCAGATGTAAAGTTTTAGAAGCCAAGATTAAATACCTCCATCAACAGGTGGAGAAAACCAAGAATACCACCAATAATCAGACCATAGAAAACGATGCAAAACAGGATAACCAAGAGGACATAAATAGCGATAGCACTCCACTTCATTTAAAATCACAACTCCTTTCTGTACATTTTTTACAGTTCATAAAGTTTTTATCAAAGATTTCAGGTGCAGCGTCAGCTAATCGCTCCTGAATCAGTCCAGCTAATTTTCTATGCTCCGGCATAGCTCTCTTACATAAACGCTTAGGCAGATATTCATACCATGCTCTAAAGTTACCTGTCACTACCAAGGATGTCTCAACACCTTGGGGCAGGAAGTAGGCAGCTTGCTCCTCTTTTGTGTCTTCATCCTTCAAAGCATCGATGTATGTACGTCCTACATTGAAGTAGCTTAAAGGGATTTTTCCAAGAGTGTAGGGGTTTACAAGGGTGTCGAATCTGCTACCTCTTGCACTCTTACAGGTGAAGCTGAGGTGGCGATGTCTTGTTAGTTGTCCTAAGACACGCACAGAGCAGGTTACAAGAAAAGAAGCACAGCAATGCTCTAAGACACTAAGATGTCCGCTCTCAATAATCTTCTTGATGGACTTCTCAGTAACATCTTTACCATAGGGTTGACTACAGGCAGTCTTCAGTACATCCATGTAGTTAGGGGTTATAGAAATAAGGTCAACAGTAGGCATTAGAACAGGTCACCCCCTGCTACAAGTCCTTTTGCTTTGGTCTCTAAAGTGTGTGGAGAAGCAACAGTCATAAAGCCACCTTGCTTACACTTAACTTCCACACGGATACGAGTTACTATGCCTTCAAAATAAATAGGCTCTCCTAAGGAGTTCTGACGTTTGATATAGACCTTCTGACCAATCTTTGGCACAAAAGGCTGCTTTTGTTTCGACATAAGGCTTTACCTCCACAATTTTTGTTTGTCTTCCGAACCTAAAGGCTTCTGCTTTAGTGTTCATAAAAATATCAATTTTTGTCTTACCATAATCACCGCCAAACCTGTCCTGAACGATGTAGCTATGCCCATCAATAACCACCTCAGTTCCTAGAGGTAGTCCATCACAGGCTACTGTTTGCCCCATGATTGCAGGGTGTCCGCTTGCTGTAATGCCATCGGTCTTGCCACATTCGTCAAAGGCAGGAGTATAGGCGGTACAGATTACTAAGAGTAGAGTAGGGATGTTAAACATTCTTACACCTCCTAGTGACAATCAAACCAATTCCTACCAATCTTTCCCTCGGTATCTAATTGGCATCTGATTCCATAATATTCTTGTGTTTGTCTCATAGATTCTTGGGCAATTCTCACAGCTTCTTCAGCTATAGCTTCAGTTCTGCAAGCTACCTGTCCCTCATCCTTTCTGTATTCTCCTATTACTAGGAGTGTCGGACTATATCATCACTGTGTATGTGGCTCACAGTGTTGTGCGCTTCGATAATAGAGGGAATCTCACCCTCTATACCTACTCCGATTCGGATAGTCTCTGCACTTTCCATTTTCGTACCCACTTACACGCAGTACCAAAACTCACGCCAAATAAAGAAGCTAAGGCAGTACCGGTAGTCTTAGGATGAGACAACCAATATTCCTTAGCTGTTTGTTGTCTGTTAGCATAGCGTGTGCTGTTATGTTTAATTTTATGAGCAACAATAGGTATGCACTGTAAATGCTCAATATTGCAGCACGCTCTGTTATGACACAAGTGGTCAATTTCATAGCCATCCGGAATAGCTCCCTTGTTTATTTCCCATACATATCTGTGATACATAATGAGAGGTGAGCGTCCTTTACCTTTGTATCTAGGGTCATGGGTTCTGAAATAACCATCTTTATTCAATTTATGTGAGAGAGGTATTATGCAACCATTCTCTAATTTTTGCAATTCAAGCGGTTTACCACGCATAACTAACCTCCTAGCTTAGCTCAGGATTGACCCATAAGGCTTTCCCTGATTTCACACAATTTAAGGTGCACAATGAGAGAAGTTTATGCACCCAAGCCATAAACTGAAAATCTTCTCCATGTTTATAGCCAGCTTTAATCATATTTTCTTCCCATAGGCATATCCATTTTTTACATATCAATGCTCCACAGGACTGTAAAAGTAAATTGAGAGCTGAATGTAGACTTCTCACATGGAGATGTCTGCCATCCAGCCCTCTTAAATACTTACGTTTCCATTCTTTAATTTTTCCGTGGTACTCAACCACGAGTGTATTCTTGACAGCTTCACGCAGCATCTTGATAGCAGGGGTAGCCTTCAGGAATTTATTCTTTGCTTTCTTTCCCATAGCTTCATCACCACCGAGAAGTTTGCCAAGATTTTTGTCTCCACTACCATACTTAATTATTCCCCTGAGTTCGCAAGGCTCAGAGCGTTTTCTAAGAAACGGCTCATAGTCACCTATGAGAATAGACTATATCATCAATGCCCACCGCTTCCAGCACCATCAGCTTGTGCTGTACTTCCTTCCGGAATAGTCGTTACACGTTCTAAATAGGAAATAGCTCTACGGAAATTATCTACATCATCATGTAGTAAACCTAAGGCACGATTACAGTTATGACAGACTAAACCACGCACTTTACCTGTCTCGTGGTCATGGTCAACAACAAGTACCCCTGAGTGACAATCATTCATAGCAAAGTTATCACCATGACAAATAGCACAGACAAAATTTTGATTTTCTGCCATATCTAATACATCATCAAGGGTAAGACCATACACTCTTTTATAGTAAGCATTGGTGACACCATAATCTTTACAGAAGTCACAGCAGTAATGCTCAGAAGGAGCTTTAGGAATAAAAATAGACCCACAATGCTTACATTTCTTTGCTTTAAAATAGCCTTGTGGGTACTTACTTGGTTTTGCTGTCTGTAATTTCTTAGGTTTATTTCCTGCCACAATTTGTAGCATCTTTTGTAGATAATCTTCTCTAGTCATTCTTCTCCTTTTTAGCTTCGCACGGTATTGTCTCAGTAAGAGTTCCACCGTTTTCAATGGGTTTTAGTTCCTCAATGGTAGAGTTTAAGGAACGCATATATAAAGGTCTTCGCTTGGTTTCTTGTAGGTAAACCAGCAGCCTGTTGATTCAATGTGTGAATATCACCATTCAAGATAACATGGGCATATGCACCTTTATCATAGGGATAAAGATAGTGTGCGAGACACCTAAGCTCTAAGCCACAGGCATCTACACCCACCTCATACCATCCCTCAGGTGCTCTAAACAGCTCCCTGCACTCTTGTCCATAGGGACTACCTACGTGGGGGACTTGGGCAACATTCGGGTTCGCATGGGTAGCACGTCCTGTTACTGTACCGCAAGGGTTCACACTGCCGTGGATTCTACCATCAGCCTTTACATGCTTCAGCCACGCTTGGTTACCTGTGGCAAGCTGACCTAACCGCTTAGCTACCATAAGATATTCCTCAAAGACAGTAGCTAAGTCTCTTAGTTCTTGGGGGGCATTTTCGTCACCCTTAATAAATTTAAAGGTATCACCATCAATTTTCAGACGTTCATCCTCATAGCAATCTTCATTTTCCGGCAAGTAGTTGAATTGGTGCTCCAGCACCCATGCTACCTGCTGTCTGCTGCTGGGATTGAAGTCCTTGTATCTTTGAATAGGTACACCTGCTTTATACCCTAAGCGTTTGTTGTCTCTTTTAGGCACGAAGACCTTATCGGGTATCTGTGGCACAATGGACACAAGCTGAGAAGACAACACAGCATAGCGTAACTCTAAGGTTTCCCTCAGCTTCTCTGCCTTTTCTAAATCAAAGACAAAACCATTCCGCTCCTGCTTGGACATTAGCCATTGTGCTTGATGCTCCAGCTCTATAGCCTTAGCAGGTGCTCCAATCTTCATGAGGTATGTATAGAGCTTCTTTGTGACAGTGACATCCTGCACACAATAGGAGAGCATTTCTTCACTGAAAGAATCCCATGCATCCTCTTGCTCACCATACGTACCTTTAAGTTCCCCAAGGCGATAACCCCATGCCTTTAGTGATTGTCTACCAATCAATTTAGCAGGGAGTGTACCATTACGTACCCTAGCATGGTCAGTATCTTCTATGTTGCCACAGATAAGGCGTGACAGTACAAGGGTATCTAAAACTTTGGGTCTCCATTCTCGCTTTATGCGGAACTCGGGATAGAGTTTAGCCAGCACAGCACAGTCATAGTTGATAATGTTGTGTCCACAGATACTCTCTCCATCCCTCAGAGCAGCGATTAATCGCATAGCTCCCTTTTTAAAATCATCAGGTCTGTAAGCTGAGATGTTGTTCTGTTCGTCGATGATTACTAGACAATGCCCCTTAGTGACATTGTCCAGCAGACCATCAGTTTCAATATCAAAATAGAGCATAGCTTACAGCTCCACAGCATCTTGCGACAGGAAGTATTCCATACGCTCACGCTCATTTTCAAGAGCATTGATTGTCTTCTCATGCTTCTGCAAGTATGCCATCTTAGCTTTGTTGGCATTATGAATCATGCTATTGCAGTTCTTGATGCGAGCCTTAGCAGCTTCAACCTGCTTACGAGACAACCAAGACAGCAAGGAAGTACACCAATCAATAAGCTTTTCTAAGATTTCAAACATCTAAAAATCTCCTTTCTCTGTTTCATCAGTATCAAAAGGACACACAGGTGCTTCATACTCTGATAAGTCCTTCACAGCATTTAAGATATTATGCTCCTTGTCATATGCAAGGTATCCGGCGATACCTGTATCACCACTATACCTGTTCTTCAGCACCCTGACACGCACAAGGTTCTTCTTCATCCCTTCATCCTGTTGGTTTCTTTCAAGACCCCACACAGCATCAGAGAGCTGTGAGATAGCCTGTGAACCACGCAGATGGGAGAGGGAGAGTGCGCCACCTTCTTCAGCAGGAGTACCATCAGTTCTGCGCAGGTGAGAGACAACCAACATGCCTACACCTGTCTCCTCTACAAGCGAACGTAGTTTTGTCATAAGTACATCGGTAGCCTTACGCTCATTTTCGATGTCAAGACCACTGATAGCGATAGAGATGTGGTCTAAGACAACAAAGTCCACCTGCTCACCTGTCACCATGTACCGGATGGTCTGAAGGAGGTCTTCACACTCGATAGAACCGAAGTGATTATAGAAGACAAAGTTATCCATGATGTCTTCAAAGGCTTTCTTGTATTCACTGTCAATGATAGGTCTATGAGCAGGTTTACCAAGCTTAAGACACACAAGACCATTGGCGGTGTGCTTAACATTTTCTTCCAGCATCAGCATACCTACTTTACAATAGCACTCAGTACCAAGATGGTAGGCTAGTTGTCTAACGAACGTAGTTTTGCCTATACCTGTACCTGCTGTGATAACAACAAGCTCACCTTTACGTAGACCATCAGTCATGTTCTGTAGAGGAATGTCCCAAGGTAGAGGGTAATTCAGGGATTCTTCATGCTTAGACAATACCTCCCACAGTTCATCACCTTTGATAATATCAGCAGGGGTGTATGTCTTTGCTTCCCAAACAGCTTTTACAACAGCGTCGCTCTTACCCTCTTGCAAGCACTCATTAGGGTCTTTGCAAGGTAACCATGCTATCTTAAGCTTGTTAGGGGACAGGATACCGCTGACAGCCTTTACAGCTTTACGTCCGGCATCATCCATATCAAACATGACAATGACTTCCTCGAAGCTCTCTAACCAATTAAAGTTAGCTCTGAAGACCTTAGCAGCACTAGCAGCACCTGTAGGGATACTCACAACAGGATATTTGTTACCCTGTACCTGTGATACTGTAAGACAATCAATCTCACCCTCAGTCACTACCAGCTTCTTGCCACCACCTTGGAACAGATGTTGCCCGAAGAACCTCTCACTAAAAGACCCTCTAGCTTCAAATGTCTTATCAGCATATCTGATTTTCTGACCAAGCAGTTTGTTGTCATCATCATAATAACAAGCTACCTGCACAGGCTGACCATGTACCTTAGAGGTAAAGTAGCCATATTTAGCACAGGTTTGTTTTGTCAATTTTCGCTTAGGCAAGGGGGAGACCACCATGTCCTGTAGGTCTATCAGACCTTGTTTCTTTAACCCACTTGACAATTTTTTCTCCTCCTTGCTGCTGCGAAAATAGGTGTTGCATGAGAAACAATAACTGTGCCCATCTTCATAGATGGTTAAGGCATCGTGGCTGCCACAAGCAGGGCAGGGTTGATGTGTCTCCATAATTACACCTCGTCAGTAATAAATTTTATAGGCACATCATACTGTACCTTTAGCTCATTCAGCACATACTGCTGAGCATCGGATAATTTCTTGCGTCCTAGTGTATCAGCTAAGACATACACAGAAGTCTCACATTCAGGCAGGTTATATCCGGCAACTGCCTTTATTTCTCTGTCAGTCTCAAAAAGACCATTATTGAAGACAATAAAGTGAAAGCCTGTGTCAACTTCACCTTGTCTGTAAGCTTCCCTAAATAGCTCACGTTTGCGCTTACCCTTTAAGTTTCTTAAGACAACACATATCTGTGTGGTCTTAGTGCGCTCTTTGAATTTAAAGAGTGACAATACGCTCACCTTTTCCACGCAGGACAAGACCATTGGTGTCCTTCATGGTCTCTTTGAACCACCGAGAGGGAATCTCACGGCTGGCGTATTGGAAACCATGCTTCTCACACCATTCAGCCACAGTAGTCTTAGCTCCTGTACCGATTCTTGTCTTAGCGTTGGAGAATACAAAGCGTATGTCTAAATTTGGATATTGTTGTCTGATAAGCAGATGCTTCTTGCGGTCAGCAGCTTCAAAGATACCCTTGGCTTCTATGATGATGCCATTAGGCAGAATAAAATCAGGGGTATAATGATGCTTTGTGGCAGGAATCTCATAGGCGATTGAGTATTTTTCGTACACCTTAGGGACACCTGCGTTTTCAAGCTGCTGCGCTAAGCGGTCTTCTAAACCGCTACGATATGGTTTGTTGAGAGTGGAAAAGCCACCTCTGCGGTTAAATTTAATAGCCATAGGCTTTAAAAGTCTGCACCCTCATCAGCAAAGGGTACTTTATCCTCATCAAATTCTTCTTCTACATCAAAGCCACAATCATCCGCAGATACTGCACCAGCAGCAGGAGCGACGTAATTCAATACCTGAACTGCTTTCAGAAGCAGTTGGATACCATAGACAGTAGCAGAAGCGTAGAAGGGGCGCAGAAGCATACACAGACGGATGGTAGAGCCGTTACCTACCTCCATCTCTTCATCCATAGGTTTGCCCTTCTTATCAAAGACCGCCATAGTCTTTTCGATAACATCACCAGCTTTGGTCTTGATAACAGCGTTGGTCTTAGCCTTAAAGACAATATCACCATCTTTGTCCTCATGGAAACCAAGGGCAGGGGCAGAGTTGCGACCATAGCGTTTGCCGTCAAAGTCGGGAGACTTCTTAGCCATCTCCCATTCATTTTCGATGCGTTGAATCAGCTTATCAGTGTCTTCTTTAGACAATTTGATACCGCAGACATACTTTCCGGTATCTTCACCATCAAAGACTTCAGTGCTGCGGAGCTTAGGGTACACCGCCTCACCAGCAGGGGTAGTGATTTGTGCAAAATCATTCTTTGCCATGTTTGTTATTCTCCTTTATTTTTAAATAATTTCAATATTCTTTAATGCTTCTTTTAAGAGTATAGGTTTAGCATCGTAGTGTTGTATAAAACGTGCAAAAGCAAGCTGTGCTCCTGTAATGAAAGAAAAGGTATCTTCAGGACTACAAGTAGCACAAGTTTCTGCTACCACACTTTTGTCTACCACATACTTTGCAAAGGTCTTATCGCCTTGGTGGTAAATAATAATCTTAGGGTCATGTTTAGATTTAGTTTTAGGGATAAGTTCAAGTTTTTCCGCTGCTACATCCCATCCATGCCCCGGTTTACAGAGAGAAGGTGTTAGTAAACGATGTCCATCTACATAATTATCAAATTCCACACCAACTATATCTATACTACTTGCAACAAAGCGTACAGTACCCTTTTGTCCCACAATACGATTGTTACCATCATGGGCTTTAATGCAACGTACCCTGTCACCTACCTTAAATTTAGGCATCCTTAGTTACCTCCTTAACTCTTCTAGTCTTCACAGCAGGTTTAGTACCTTTTCCGGTACTGCCACTTTCAAGACCTCTTTCAGTCTTAGACAGCTCCTCAGTGGCTTCTTCAATCACCACTTCTTCAATCTTGTGAATCAACAGTTGTGCAATACGCTGACCAGCATCAATAATTTCAAGATGGTCACCTAAATTCTCCACATACAACATGATTTCACCACGATAATCAGAATCGACAATACCGACCTGATTAGCAAGTCTGAGTTTTGTGTCTCTGCCTGTAGAGGAGCGCAAGACAACCTCAGCATAATAACCACTAGGCAGTTCCATAGCCAAGCCTGTACGGACAATAGCTGCCTTTGAAGACCAGCGTTGTGGTGTCACCGCAATGCGGTTAAGACAAACCAAGTCAAGACCAGCAGCTCCACCTGTCATTGCTTGGGGGAGGGTGGCTTTAGGGTCAAGTTTTTTGAATTTAATGTTTACCAAATTTTAGTCCTCCTTTGGATTGATTGGCATCTTATAGCCAAGTTTCATGAGCCATTCGATATAGCGTTTAGCCTTAGCTGCATCCTTTTCCGCAGCTTCACCTTGCTTCTTGCCAGCTCGCATGGTGTATTTGATGATGTTACCTTTGAGGAAACCAACAAATTCAGGAAGAGACAACACAAGCTGCATCAGCTCAATAGGCTCTAACCCTACCATAGATGCATAGTGCTCATCGTAGTGCTTTGCTTGATTGTTAGTGGCATGGTTAGGGGGATAAGGTTCAAGCATGTCGTAACCGAAAAAGCTAATCAGAGCAGATTCACTACCATCAAGATGGACAATAGCATGTGTAGACCTTAAGTCTACTACTGTACCTGTGCAGCCTTTATCAGTACCCTGTGTAACCGATACCCTCTGACCTACACGAGTGTCCTGTTTCAACATAGACAATACCTCCTTAAAATTTATTGAGAAAAGACAACACACAGAAAGGAAAAATAGAAACGTCAGCGATTTAGATTTTGAAAAGCGTGTTGTCTTTTCTTCATGTTTATGCCCCATTAGCATTTCCTTTAGTTACCTAAAGGATTTTAAAGGTACTATAAAGACAATAGAGACCTTTAGTTACCTTAGGTAGGTTATTATTAATTATTAATAACATAACCTTAGGCACTTAAAGGTCTCTATAGAATCTATAGGAAACTATAGTTATCTATTGTCTTCTTTTCATGTTTGTGACCCATTAGCAGAATATGTACTTACTGTCCAATACACTATTCAGGTCTAAATTGCCCTTTTTAGGGGGAGCAGGTAACTCTTTATTTACCAATGGTTGTAGATATTGTCTAAACTCCTCCAAGACATCATGCTCTGTATACATATCTACAAATGCTTTACGCACAATATCATACATTAGCTTAGCTTGTGACATAGGGCAACCATAAGAATCATGCACCATAGTAAAGTGATTGATACCAGCATCCTTAGCTCTACATACTGTCATTTGAAGATGGCAAGCATCCATAGAGTGAATGAAATTTGGAGCGATACCATTAGCCTGTTTTGTCTTATCAATCACACCTGTTTGATGAGGGATATACACTCTGAATCTCTTTCCGGCACAGCGTAACTTAATCACCTTAGATTCATACTTTAAATAATTTTGTTGCAACAGTAAACCTAAAGGTGTACACCAAGACACTACATTTGTATTTTTGGTGACAAGTTTGGAAACTTTATGTAACCAATCCATACCCTCAACAGCACGTACAACAGTAGCACCTACAGAGTTCCATATAAGCTCAGCCATATACATAGCACATTGGTAGGCATTAGTCTCTGTAAAACCACAAGCAGTCTTAGCATTTAAAGCAGGTTTGATTGTGTCTTCCATAATCTGTTCAGTGTAGCCACGCTTCTTAGCACCATAGGCAAGGGTCATGGTAGGTCTTTTAGTTACAGTACGATTGACACCATAGTTTAACCAAATCTGCGCCATAGTCTTTGTTCCGAATTTTGTCTTCAGCTTTTCTTCGTCCCATTCGTCAATAGTGCCTGACATAGCATCCTGCTTCAAGACAACATTTACCTTGTCAGCCACCAAACGATAGATGTCATTGGGCTTGTCTTGGGGTACAAGGTTTACCGCAGTGCCACCGATGGGGTCTCTAAGAATAGCAGAGAAGTGTTGCAGACCTGAGCATGTGCCATCCTGCGCATAGGGGAGACCTGTTACCCATCCGACAATAGAGCCATGCTCAGCTATCCATTGTTTTGCTTTCGCCCATTCAAGACACCATGCAAGGAGCTGTACAGGTTTTTTGTCTTTATGCAACCACCATAAGTTACCCATAGGGTCTTTAGCTACATCAAGAATGACTGCTTCATTGTCATATACCCATTGGATGCGGTCAACATAACTGATTTTATCCTCACCTGCAAGGTTAGCTCCGGTAATGGCGAGCCATTCAATATCTTTAGGGTCTTGACAAGGCGGTGTGTCTGAAAAGAGCAGTAAGCCTTTGCAAATATCGTCACCTTGGGGACTGAAAGAGGGGATAGGATAGATGCGTCCTCTAAAATCCATGTTCCAAGGAAAATAGATGTTTTCATAAAGACTAAATTTATCAGCAACTGTAATCATAGCATTTGTACGATTGATAATAGAAATTCGACGTTTTAAGCCTTTCCACCACGCTGCCTTATCTTTTTTATATTTTTTAATCTCTTCTGCTGTTGCCCCTTCAGGTAAGGGGGTAGGTTCAGCTTCTTTCAAATCAGTGCTCATGATGTGGGACTTTTCTTTACCACATGGGATATAGCCACGCTCTTTGCATTGGTTGATAACATTTAAAACATCCTTATTGATATGCCATGGTGTAGTCTGAATAGCATTGACAGCCTTATAGACATCAGGTGTATCAAGTTGAGAAAGGCGTGCTTTATAGGCTTTACTGAAAGAGTTATGTACCCCTTTAAGGCGCAAGAATGTATAGAAAGCTGCAAGGTCTCCATAGTAACCGCCATCATCATAGGCTACCCATGGTTTTGGAGGGATAATCATCGGATAGCATTTATGAGCGTAGTACAACATGTTCTCCTCATTACGTTGCCATGCATCCACAAATTGAGGGGTAGGGACAAGATGTGCTTGTGTGTAGCTATCTGAATCTGACATCCAATAGCCTGTTGCTTCTTCTGTCAAAGTCAATAAGGCTACCCCTAAGTTGATAATACCTTCATTGTCTCCTTGTTCCCATGTGGGGCAGGTGTAACCACATTTCTTAATGGCTTGTTTCATGTAGACATAGCGGTAATGGATACCTATACGCTTGTCAATACCTTGCATTGCTTTTTTGTTTTTGTCTTCTTTAGGTAATGTAGTGAGCCAATTTTCAAAACATTTGGCTTGATATTCATACATAAGACTAAAGCCAACATGCAATCCCACGTTATTCAGAAAGGCTGCCTTTGTATTCAAGCCTGTTGTGAGGGCATTTATAAGGCAGGAGAGTGTTACAGTTGTGCAGGTGTTAGCGATAGCATCCATATCCACATTGCCCTCTGAATCTGTGAACGCAGTCTTCAGGTCATCCAAGATATAGATAAAGTTAGGTTTAACACCCGCTTTTGGTTTCATGTTTTTAGTGAGCCATTGCAGCATGACATCCTTGACAGCGAGTACCTTGTGATTAAAAAACGCTTGTCCAATAGTGAGGGCAGTATCAACCATGCCTTTTTCCTTTGCGATTCTGAGAGCTTCACATGTTGCTTCATAGCCATCTTGTCTAGCAGAAGATTCCAGCATAAGCTGCTCTTCAAACAGTTCTTTGTTTGTCATTATAAATACCTCCTAGTTATAATGGGTCTTCTTCATGTTTGTGCCCCATTGATGTTTGCTTGGGTGTTTGTGTCTTTGGTAACCTTTGGCTTGCCTTGCTTGCCCTAAAGCAACCTTGCCTTGCTTGGCAACTTGGGGTTGCCCCTGCATCCCTCGTTTCGTTTCGTTCCGTGCGCTCCAAAAGACAACACGTTTCGTTCCGCTCAGGTGACCTTCGGTAACTACGAACATCGTTTCGTTCCGTTTGGTTGAGGGACGGAAAAAGGGTGCAAAAAATTAGAGGTACAGTTTTGTCCGTACCTCTGTTCAGTTTTTGACTAATCTAGTTTGAATTTTTCCAGCAGCTCCGGTACTGTCAATCCCATTTTTAAAGCTGCATCATATTGTAAAATGCGTTCTGCTTTATGCATCTGCATACCATCACAGTAGCGAATACACGTAAAATGTCCGCTGGGGCTGCGATGGATAGCAAGTTGATTATGAGCGTCTACAGTGACGAAAAATGTTTTACCTTGCTTTTTATGCTCTCCCATTATTCCTGTACCTCCTGTACATCCAATGCTACCTCTTGACACGTTGGGCAGTGCTCCAGCCAGTCAAGGTCTGCACCTGCGTTGAAGTTGTCGCAGTCATCTACTAGCCAGTCAATGTCTGCTTGTGTCTCAGGTTGCCAAGTTGCCAGCACGTCCCCGGCACAGTCGGACATCCAATTTGTGCCGTCCCACGCTCTCAATGTGATAATAAATTGCTTGCCGTTTTTTAAGGTTACATCCATGTGTAACACCTCCTATAGTATTATTAAAGCTTTAAAAGCTTTATAAGGCATGTAGGGTATTACTCTACATGCCCTAAAAACTCTTAAAAGGGGATAGGCTCTATGATATTTAATGCAGCGTCTATTGCGTCTAAATAGCCTTCTGTGTATTTGATGTCCATTAAAAGGGCAGTAGCTGCTTCACTCTTATCATTTTTTTGCATATACTTTTTGCAGTAAATTTGTGACATATTAGTCAAATGTTTTTGTGTGCGTTCCCTTTCTGCTTGCAGTTGCTGCAGTATCTCCATTACTTAAGCACCCCCCATGCATCCAGCGTTGCATCCCAATCAACGCTAAAAAATAAGACAAAAAGCAAGGCTGCTATGCATCTTGCTACCTCTTTTAGTACCTGATTAGTATGTTTAGATACCAAAAGGCACTCAATCAGATAAGACAAACACTTTTTCACTTTTCTTTTGTACCCCCTTATACACCCACTTTACGCACTTGCAAGACTGCATCAGCGTTCCAAGCCTGCAGCTTTTGCAGGACTTTTTCCGCTTGCTGGCGTTCTTGCCACAGACTAGCAAATAATAAGCGGTTAACTGTAATGCCCTCAGGTAAACTAATAGGGTGGAAACGTCCACTAGGGCATTTTAAATAGATAGCATACATAAATAATCCCTCCATATATTGATTTAAGAGTGAATAAGCTCTTAATGAGTGCCACCAGCTGGGGCAGCTAGTAGCACCGATAAAAGTTTATTAGTCTTCTTTTTCCTCGTTGTAGTCGCTGGCAAGCTCTGTAAGCTCTTCCAATAATCTCTCCTGTTCTTCTTTTTCCTTGTCTTCTAACCAGCGGGCAATATCCGACAAATATATAAACGTGTCAATCAACCTGCTATTTGTGCAAGATACTATACGGCTATATCCGTTTAGAGTAATCCAAGTATCATTCGGGCTATAATTGTCACTGCTGGCTCTTCCCTCGTAAAAGGCTTGCAAGGGGTCAATAGGTAAAAGCATCTCCAGCTCTTCTTCTGTATTCTGCATAATATAGTCATCTTGCAGGTTGCAGGCACTGCAATAGGTATTGTGCAGCTTTACAAGGGCATCCGCTGCTTCATCATGTTTATAATAAGGGTAGTTATAATCCTGTAAAATATTTTCAATGGTAGACAATACAACCATAATTTCATCATAGCTCATTTACTCGCCACCTCCTCAATCTTCAAAAGAACGTCGGCAAGGTCAAACAGTCCCAAGTCAGCAGCAGCAGCACTCAGGCTGCCCATGGATAAATCACGTACAACACATTGCAGGGCAGTCGGCTCGCCAGCGTGGCAGCTTTCACACTCTCCCGGCAGGGTAGTGGCTGCATCACAGTTCAGGTGTACCATGAGTACCACCGCCAGCATAAGACAAACATTTTTAATCATTATTAATTCCTCCTAGGTTATTTTAAGAGTTTAATAAGCTCTTAATGAGTACCACCGCCGTGGCGGTAGTACCGATAAAAGTTTATTAGTAGCGGTACAGATGCACATCTGCATGCTTGCCAAACAAGTGCATAGCCTTTAAAGAGGGGTAGTTACTTACTATTACTGTATAATCTCCCCAATAGTAGTTATACAGTCGGGTATACTTTTTGATAGCGTATCCGCTGCCGTTATTTTGTTTTTTGTAGCCTATTTTTTCAGGCTCTACAATATGTTTTTTAGCAGTTTGTTTTTGTCTTCTCATTACTTTGTTACCTCCTCTGCAAATACTTCTTCATAAGCTGCAGCATATGCCGCTAATTGACATTGGTGTACATACACCATAGAATTTTTAGGGTCTTTTTTCAGCAGGTCTTTCAGCATGTCATTGACACAGTGAGCAGCAAAGCGGATAGCATCTAAACTATACTGGGCATAACGCTTTACTTGTGTTTTATCAGCGGTGATTATTTGTTGACTTCTCATGTCTTTTTCCTCCCTTTTGTAGCTCTGTGTAGCTACATGATGTTTAAAAAATATATAGAGAGTATGGATGTTTTTGTATCTCTCTATGGTTATATAATACCACATGTAGCTACAAAATGCAAGTACTTTTTTCAAAAAAATGTAGCAAAATGTAGCCACGCATGATATAATGAGGATAACAACAAGAGAGGAGGTTATATAATAATGTATGATAATGATAAAGACACAGTAATTAGAGTACGTGTGTCCCAAAAGTTAAAGGACGATTTTCAGCAACTATGCAAGCATAAGGCTATTAATAGCAGTGAGCTACTCAGGCAGCTAATAACACAATGGATACATGAGCAGCAGGACGCAACCATTATACACAAGCGTAGCAGTGATATATAATAGTAGCTGGTGACTGTATAATGGTAGTAGCAATAGTAACTAATGGTGACAATAGTATCTATAGTAATACAACCAATGACAGCTCAGGGATATAATGGATGTAGTAGGGGCTGTAGGTATAGTAGTTATGGTAGATATGATAGGTTTGATAGATACCTAGGGCATATATACAGATACATTTTATGCCTAATTTTTACCTAAATTGTACTATACGTTTGCTATAATGTACATATGTTCGCAATATCCCCCTAAAAACTAGGTAGTTATATATACCTTGCTTGCTTATCTCATGGCATAAACAAGGTAAATTTAACATAACATATGTTATCGGACGTAACTTGTACCCTTGGGAACGTCAATGCTGTGTACGCTGTTCAAATGTAGTGTATACTATTTGACAGCAGACCCGAAGACCCCGGGGCACGGGGGGAAACCAAGCAATCTCTATATTAAATATACCCTTTCACAATTTTTGGCAATTTTTGAAGTCAGGAGGTATTAAAATGCCATCTAAAACAACTCGTAGAAGACCTAAAGGAGAGGGTTCTATAATAACTCTTCCTAGTGGTAAAGTACGTGTCAGGGTGGAATTAGACCCTGTGGATGGTAAAAGGCAATGGTTATCAGCCACAGCAGACACAAAAAAGGAAGCTGTGGAGAAGCTGAAGAAGCTTCAGAGAGACAAAGAGGATAGAGGTCTGCAAGTAAAAGCAGCGGAAGACACAATAAAGTATCAGGGTGAGGTATACCTTAAGCACCTAGAAGCTCAGCGGATGTCAGGGTCAGTAATAATCACCACAAGACGTGTACTGAAGCTACTAGACAACACCGCTAATGGCTTAGCATTATCTAAGGTTACCACTCATACTATAGATACCATGCTCTTAGAATGGCAGCAAAAGAACTATGCAACTAATACCTATCTTAATTACATAGGTCGCTTACGGCTCTTTTTCAGATGGTGTGTGGAACAAGACCTCATTGGAAAGTCACCTGTGTCCTCAACGAAAAAGACACCAAAGAGTAACAAACCTAAGCATGAAGTTGTTGTCTTATCGCAAGAGGAGCATGAGCGAATCAAAGCTTTCCTCCTGCCACTATGGGAGCACAAGGAGAAGCCTATGCTGAAGTATCAGTTCTATGCTCTGTATTGTCTTGCCTACGAAACAGGCATGAGAGAAGGGGAGCTGTTAGCTCTTACATGGGATTGTCTTGATAATGTCTCTAATACAATATCTGTAAAAAGAACCTTAGCTAAGGATAAGAATAACAAGACAATAATTACATACCCTAAGACACAAGCCGGGTATCGCACCATTAAAATATCTGAGAAGACAACACAGCTTCTTATGTCTTTAAAACCCCTTAGCTTTGACAAGTCACCATATATCTTCTATAATAGGAAAAGAGATAGCTTCTATGTGGAGCGGTTGCTTATCCATGCATGGGATTTCACTAGGAAGGGCGCAGGTATCACTAGACCTTTCACGTTCCACGGAATACGGCATACAAATGCATCCAACATGATTTACAAGCATGTGCCTATCGCTCTTATAACGGAACGCTTAGGACACACCAGCATAGCGGTCACCTATGCTATCTATGGACACATCTTGCAGGAATGTTCGGAAAAACACGTTGCTGTGATAGAAGCTTAG